ATATAGCACCCGTGTCCAACTCAGTTCCGCCTGTCTCTAAGTTTATAAGGTATATACCCTGACCTCCTGACGCTCCTATTTCTTCACCACAAGGAGTGCCGCAAGTGCCGCAAGCCTGAGATGGAAGTAGAAGGCAGCTAACCTGCTCTCTTGACGTTACCCCATCTGAATAGAATCCATCAGGGGCACAAATAGTTAGCTCTGCATCTGTAAATATTGCAGTTGAGTTTGATAAAGTATTGCCGTCTATGTAGTATATATCTGCCATTTTAAATTATTAAAAGCTTGGACAATTTATTACGTCTCCGCATTCAAATGTATTCGGTACTTGTATTGTAGCCGTTGGAGGTATTATTGCATTGCTTACAATTGTTCCACATCTGTCTGCTCCAAATCCTCCTCCTGCACCCTCTCTATACTTAACAACATCACCTATGTTAAATAAGAATGGAGTCTGTAGTGCAAAGAAGCTATCTCCTGTTATACAGTCCTGTATTACAAATGTAGCAGGATTTCCCTCACCCTGACAATCACAGCAGGCAGTAGTTCTAGAACTATCATCGTAGCATAGCTGTATAGCTGTACTGTTTCTGTAGTCCCAAACTAAGTACAAGTAGCTTCCTGTAGACGGCATAGTAAACTGAGAGTAGTATGCAGTATTACCATTTATTGGTATATTTATTGGCGTCGCCTCTGTTGCTGCAGCCAGGAGACCCTGTATACCAACTGATGTATTTGCATATAGAGTGTTTGTTCTTAGGTACTTAAAGTTATCCTCGAACTGATTGAATACAAAGTTGTCAGGTACAATCGTATTATTAAACATTGTAACCGTTGCACCATTTGCGGGGATTACACCGCCACCCTGCAGTCCTGTTATAGTTTGATACTGAGATACTATAGGGTTGGTATTAAACTGAGCAAACTGTATATTCTGACTATGTAGCGGAGAGTTAAATGTACCATCAGACCATCTATATTGGTTTGTAGTAAATAACCCAACCTCATTGCTGCTTGTCACAGTTACTAAAAATATTGTGACAGAATCAGCGTCAGGACAGTTTATTATTAATCCTAAGTCTACACTACCTGTAGATGTTATTATTAGGTCTACTGTAGACACATTTACTACTGATTTAGGGAATGTTAGAGTTCCGCTTGCAGTAACATTTCCAGTGGTATAAGTAATGCCATTATAAATAGCTGTTATATTAAATGTTCCATCAACATCAGAAACTATATAATCAATGTTTACATCTCCAACTAGCTCACCTAAGTCAAAACAAGACTCAAAGTTTGAGTCACTTGATACGTTTAGTGAGATAGTAGTATTACAATTATCGCATATTACATCCTGAGGTATAGGAACTTCGTTAGAAGTTAGAACGTACTCGTTCATATATGGATCAAATCCGCCTAGTTTTTGAGTTGTAAACGAATCATTAAATAGATCACGAAACCAAGTCCTCATACCATTCTGAGATATTACAGACAACTGATCGTTGTCTCTTTCAGTTCCTGTAAGCTTAATTACAGCACCTCTCTTTGCGTCTGTAAAGAATTTATCAGGACCCCACTGAACAAAGCTCTCAGGATTGCTTGATATACCATACTCCTCAATACGAGCTACTTGATTAGCTAGTACCTCAGGAGATGCCATTAAAGCACTACCTCCCCCTGCATCTGTAAGTATATTTTTGCCTTGAATTACATATGATATCTTATCTTCCTGTAGCGTTAATACGTCAGTCTCTCGACCAAATAATTTATTTATCGGACCAAATGATTGTTCGCAGGCTTTATAGTTAAGCAACCCAAGGTTAAACTCGTTAAGCTTATTTATGCTTGACTCTTCGTTGTAGATACCACTATAAGTAATATCAGAGAATCTTCTTGATTCCTTGTACTCTATAGTAGTTGTTATGTAGGCTCTATTGCCTAACGATAATTTTTTACCTGTAATAGAGTCCTGTATCTTATAGCTCTCTACACCATTACCAAATGAGTAACAGTTATAGAAGTCAGTATTTATAATAGCCGGGGTGTTAGATGCAAATACTTGACTTTGATCTCCCTCGTTACCTAAGTGCTCTCCCTCATCATTTATGTTATAAACCTCAGACGACTCATACCAAAGATTTGGTGCTGCATCAAGTGGCTGCGTTTCAAAAACAACAGTGCTATTTGCACGTACAACTGTAATCCTTGCTTTATTATTTGTCCTAGTTTTTTTACCTCCGTAACCTTGTATCCCTTCAAAACGCAAAAATATATTATTAACTACGGGATTAAACTTAGAAAACTGAAAATTAACTTCGCCTGAACATTCATATACTATATCCGCTGTTGATGTAGCTAAAATAGGCCAATATGTTGCTACAGGCTCAGGTGCACTGCAGGTAGCTTCTCTTACTACAAAGTCAGAGTTTAGTGTGCCTGCTACATTATCTCCATCCCACCATTCTTTAAAGCTATTGTAGTCCTTAGATGACGTTAAATCATTTTTATATATATACGTTCTTCCTTCTATATTACATCCCCTACCTTCCCTGTCGCTCTCAAACTCTAATGTAATTTTAGATCCTGATGGTATAGGAAGATCTATATACATAGTAGGATCATTTGGGTCTTGAACGCTAACAGGAATCACTATAGGAGCACAGGGCAGGCTATTGTCTGCAGTGTTAGTTCTCAGCTCTCCTGTATCAAAAACTATCGGCAAACCATCGGGGCTCTCTATAGTTGTACTAAAGTTATTTGCCCTTAGCTTCATATACACACCTGCAGGTACAGCTAACTCTACACCGCTGCCATCGACAGGCTTTGGACTTAAAAAGTCAGCCTGCTGAGCTTCTTTCTCTAAAACAGTTGTGTACGTACAAGTATTTAACGGACCTACTGTGTCCTTCTTAACTATAAGCTCATCCCCAAGCTGAATTTTTTGTGAGTTCTGACCCTCAAGTAAAAAGTAGTCAGCACCTGACGTAGGGTCTCTAAAAAAGAACTGAGAGTATATTGTCTCGTATATGTCCCTATCGGGCTTTATTACGAACTTATACCTTTCTGCCCAATAAGGAGCAATCTGTCCTGTTGGTATAGTTATGTTTATTTTATTCTGAAATTCAGATGCCGAGCAAGGAACGTGTACTGCATTGTTAGGGCTAACTAGAGCTGTAGATGATCTATTAAACTCATCCATATAAACAATACCAACCTCATACCCCCTGTTGCTGTGTAAGCTCGTAGGGCTTCCCACTTCAGAATAAAGTGCTGCTGCAAAAGTAATCTCGTAGTAAGAGTAAATACTTCTTGTAATCGGATCGTCTACATACCTAATAGCAGGTAGCTGAAGTCCTATTTTAGTAGACGCAGGAGATGAAAATATCTGTATAGCTTGACCCGCTGCAGAGATACCACTCTCATACTTAGTAAATGTAACATTTCCGGGATCTACAAGAGTTTGTTCTATTGAGCAGTTAAATCTATCTGTAAGGGTTAATCCATCACAAGAGTTTTGAACTGTTTGTATTGTGCTTACCGTACCTATTTTTTCTACAAAATCAGGGTCTATAGCAAGCTCGTAAACGCTATTAAATGATTTTTGTAGTACATATGGAAATGATATAAGTGTATTTCCTTGTGTTTCTGTAGGTAATGGTGGATCACCTGAGTAAAGAGAGTTGCTGTACTGAATCTCTATAGTTAAAAGTGCACCTGATACTAAATCTAAATTAGCAAAATCAAGGTAAATAACTGAAGAGCCTATCGTTTGAAGGCTATCCCAACTATATGTACCTGTATCTAAGTTGTAATCCAATTCAGTGCTTCCCACCTCATTAGTATCTAGCTTAGCTATATACTCCAAGCTAGTAGGGCTGCCTGAGCTGTCGACCATATCATAGCCCTCAACGTAGTTTCCGTACATAAGCCTGTTACCCATCATAGTCTGAGCCTTAGCAAATCTAGGAACATTATCGTATAGCCTTAGTATCTCAGAGTCTGCTAGTATTGTAAATATCTTACTGTTTTGGAATTGGAACGTGTAGTCAGTATTGTCACCAAGACCCTCATTCTTTTTGTTTATCTTCTCTATTATACGAATTGTAGGGAAGTCCATCTCCTTAAACAATAGATCTATTGCCTTTACAAGCGGTCCTCCTGAGTTATAAGTAACCTCAGCCATATTAGCTATACTCTGCATACCGCTGTTTAAAGCAGTGGCGAAGTCGTAGTTAAATGTATTTGGTAGAAAGGCAGGCTTGCTCCACTGAGATGTAGCTGAGTACTCACCGTCATCGTATCTATACCTGTAGGCAAAGCATATGAATCTTTCCTCTAAGAAGTTGTCCTGAGTTGATGTAATTGTTGGTACAACAACCGGAGCTGCAACAGGTGGTTTCTTTATTACAAGTATCGACTCTGCTGAAAATTGGTCAACACCTGCAGATGGATTAGCATAACCCTTAGTTACATTAATCTGCCTTGGGGCATTGTAGTCATCAGTCCAATACAATAGATCCTGCACTTTATCTACGCCTGTTATTACATACGTAGGGTCAAAGTTTAGTGTTGTATTATTTGTAGCTCCATCTCTAATACTTATTAGATGATACGTTAGTATTGTGGTTTTTATATCATATGATACTACCAAATCAATCTTTCCAGTGGGAGAAGAAGTATAGTTGCTATCGTGAACAAACCAATATATAGTCTCGTTTGTACCATCATCTAAAGCACCGATACATCTAGCATCTGAGCTAAGTGGTATACCATTATAAGACAAAGTAGTTAAAGATACATTCCCCTTTGCATTTTCTATGACGCCAATCTCTGAGTTCTCAGTAGAACCCATACGTATATTAAGAGCATCAATGTACTCACCATTAGGAACAAGGCGCTCATCAACAGCCTTGTTCATTCTACCCGCTATAAAGTTCCTTGATAAATTTGCCATATTATTTTAACCACTTATCTTTTCCTCGCATATTCATTAACAATCGTCCAGGATGGATGTTGCTTATTCTAATTTTTGCGTTTCTTAACAAAGCAGTCTTTCTTTTTCTTGCTCTATTAACTACATACTCCTGCACTCCAAATTTAGAGTTTAAAATAGCAAATTCAATTGCTGCGTATATGTAATCTTCAAACAATTTATTTACTGTAATACTACTGTCGTCACCATTTTCCATACCATCTGATATGTACTCAAGTACAACTAGCTCTGTTTGCATACCTGAGCTGAAGTTAATTACACCAGTCTTTTTATCTATGCTAAATGTAGGGTTTGCATTAGCTGTCTCTGTATTTAAGCCAAATCTAGATCCCATCTCTCTAGTAAAATACCAATTCCCATTATCGTTATACCCATACTGACCATTGAATTTTGAGTCACTATTCATATACATAGTAGGCTGAATAGAAAATATTCTTTTATAGTCCAAGTCAGAGAACTGTGGAGATAGTGCATTATTGTTTATATCAAATAATATCTTTCCAGTATTATCCTGGATATATGCACTAGACCAATTAGTTTGTATATTCTCACTTAACGGATGCAATCCTCCATTTCTCTCAAGAGATATCCTAACCCAATTCACATAGTCAGATGGAAGCACATACCTAAGCTGATCATCAACACTTAACTCTAGTATCTTGATTTCTTTAAACGCATCGTAGTTAAGCTCCTGTATAGCTCTCTTAGCGTGAAAAAGAATTTTAAATCTTTCTTCATTATTTATAAGGCTATGGTTACCTGAGTACATCAACATAAAATTGTTGACTACATCATATAGAGATATGTACTGATACGACCCCCAGTTCTGACCCTTAGGATCATCACCTCCGTTTTCGTAATATTGATATTGTGATATATAAGCCATTTATTATTGTTGTGATTGATTATCTATTTGCTCAAGGCCCTGCCCAAACTGAACTGCTGATATCTCTCTAATAGACATACCCGCATACTGAAGAATTTTATTTACTAAGTCAGGCTCGCAATCAAGCGGTAGCTCAAAGTCCTGATAGTCAGGTTGAGACTGTGAGAATGCAGGCTCACCACTCACTAGCGTAATATATGTCCACTTAGGATCTTTAGGATATCTTATATACTGAGACGAAACCTGACCTAATTTATTTACCGTAGATGGGAATGCAGTTAGTATCCCACCCTCTTGCGTATATGCGGGGTATGTAAGGTTTGGTTTAGTCAACAATGAGTTGTTGAGCATAGTAATCTTACTATGAGAAACTTTTTCAGCTTCCTGTAAAGAGTCTCTGTATATGTTGTAGTTTATACCATTTGCATTAAATGGTGTTTGGGTTACGCTACTAGCTGTAGTGTATAGAGACGTCTCAGAGTTAACAAATGTAACAGTAACGTACTGAGTTATACCACCACTAATTAAAGCCACTACATCACCTACCTGTACACCATCTGTAGTAAATAAAGCATTATCATCTATTATCTCTTTACCACTTGGATCAACGTCTGTAGTTACACCACTTAGTATAAAATTATCGTATATAAGCACCTTGTTTAACAGGTAGTAGTCATCTCCAGTTGTAGTTGGAGATGGAAGATAGTACACATTGCTTATTGTTGGTGGTGTAGTACTTAGAGTTAACGGATTTGATACAGAAAAAACTTCTATAAGCTCTTCTATTGTCTTGCGTATATCAGCATACCCGGTGCCTGATTGGCGGGCATTCTCTTTATTAATCTGATAGTTGTACTGATAGAAATAAGTTTCAAATAAATCTAATTGTGCCTGCTTGGAAAATAAATTAAAATCCGAAGGCGATATATATCCGTAGTTATTCTTGTTCAGTACAGACAGAACTGTATTTCTAACTGAGTTAATCATCTGTAAACCTTTCTACAAAGATAATAAAAAAAAAGAACCCCTTCATTTTCAGAAGAGGTCCTTAGTTATTTAAGTTAAACAGTTAGTTATAATAACTTCTCAAGTATCTTATAGTTGTCTATCCCATCATCTGACTGTAAGAATGATGACACTATAGACATAGGGTCTTCACCGTAGGGTACATTCAACATCTTTGTCTTGTTTGTGTTTGTATTAAACCATACTTCCTTTTTATTTTTTCTAAATGCTAATAAGCCCTTATCAAAGAATAAAGCTACAGTTGAGTTTAGCTTTAATGATGGGTCATTCATTATATCTATAAAAGAAGATGGGTTTGTCTTAGCGTATACAAGTATATCACGCCTTAACTCTGCAGTAGAAACTGTACTTATATCTTTGTTATATAAAACACGCGCAACCATCTCTAGTTGGTCTAGGGTCATTTCTCTAGCTGCAATAAGAGCATCTACCTCTTGATTAAATCTTTCAACCTCTTTAGATGCATCTCTCTCTTGATTTACCTCTTCAAACTTAACACCATTTAGTGGGTGGTAGTAGAGGAACTGTTGTAGAACAGGGTTTGTTCTTGGCACACTTAAAAAACCATCCTCAAAAATAATTGGTTCTAGTATTATATTACCATCTTGCTCATCCTCGAATGGTGATTTTTGGTTTCTTGCATAACGAAGTGCTCTATTAGAGTTTGTCTCTTCGTCAAAGTATAATAAAGGAAACTGTGCTGAAT